AGACTTTTATTCGGTGCACTCTTTAGAGTGCTACCACAGGAGTTAGGCCCTTATAGGGCCTGAGCAAACCACCAGTTTTACTGGTGGTTATGATTTCCCTAAAATGCGTATGTTTTACCCGCCAGGCGGTCATCTTGTTGAACAGCCAGAAGCCGTAGATGCCCAGCGTGATGATAGTGAAGAACCACCATTTGATGTAGCTGCCGAAGAGCTGCAGGCCTGTTCCATCAAAAGTGAGACGCTGACCGTCGATGATCGTATTGCGGCAGATCCAGCGGCGGAACATGACTTCGCCCCAAGGATAGGCGATGCCGAACGTACAAATCGTAAGGATGACTAAGATGAGGCCATAGCCGATAAATCCGAGTACAGACCCTTCAAATTTCGATTCCCTTTGTAATAACATAACAATCCTCCTTTATGATATATATAGAAATATGATACCATATTTTTTGTTTGACCAATAGGAGGGAAGCATGGTAGAATAAAAAGGTACTTGCGAGTGTGGCGGAATGGCAGACGCACCAGACTTAGGATCTGGCGCCTCACGGCGTGAGGGTTCAAGTCCCTCCACTCGCACCAATGGGACAACCATCACATTGAATGATGGTTGTCCTTTTTTATTGACCCCATAATATCTGGTGCGTTTGACCCCTTTTTGACCCCGCGACGGGGCAAAGTTAAACGAGGTCGATTAATTTATCAACGACTTCCTCTTCAATATCTGGCAAAACGTGACTGTATGTGTCCATAGTCTGCTGGAAGGAAGAGTGGCCCAGGCGGACCTGGACAACTTTGAAATGAACGCCCGCTTTGAGAAGTAGTGTGGCATGAGTGTGTCGCAACATATGAAAGGTTAGGTGGAAGCCTGCCAGCTTTCCATATTTATTGGCCGTATGACTGATATATTTCGGATCGTACGGACGTCCATCGCGTCGGCAGAACAATAACCCGTTATCTTCATAGTCTGATGCGGCCATCCTGTTTTTGAGTGTCCACATAATTTGTCGCCGCAAAACAGCCAGCGTCTTGGCATCAACGGAAATGGTACGCCGGGAAGCGGAATTTTTGGTTGTCGGCGATATAACCGGATTTCCGCCAACGAGAATGATCGTTTGATTGACAGAAATGGTTGATGCTTTCGTATTGACATCACGGATACGCAAACCAAGTATTTCAGAACGTCTCAGACCCGTATGCAAAGCCACGTAGTATAGATTATAGTGGCAGGGGTTGGAAATAACGTCTAGCAGGCGATGAGCTTCATTTTTCGATAGTGCGGATACTTGCGTCTTCTGCTTTTGTGGTAATTTGACACCACGCATAGGAGAGACCGGCATCACACCATCATTGACAGCCTGATTGAGTCCGATTCGGACAACAGCCAATGCATACTGTACAGAACGGTTACTATAGCCGAGAGCCAGTAAATCAGCAATCAGCTTACGGAACATATGTGGTTGTAAATCGACCAGCTTGATTTTTGCCATAGTTGGTAACACGTATTGACGTAGCTGATATACGTATGATTCATATGTATCCATTGCCAGAGTCGGCCTGGCGCCTCGTAGCCAGATAGACAGCCATTGACCTAAGGTGATATTATAATCGATGTTAGGAGCGGAATGGAGCGTACTTTTGTACTTATTGCGCCGCTGCTCCGCTTCTTTAATGGTTCGGCCGTAAAAATAATGACGTTTACCATCGATGCTTAGAGAGACTTTGTAGCGGCCATCAGGTCTTTTTTTCATAAAAATCGCCTCTTTTAAAAATTAAAATAAACTCAAAAGGTATTTTTTATATTTACAAATACACTCATAAGGTGTATAATATAATTAAAGAAAGGGGGTTACAGAATGAAGAGGTCGGAGCTGTTAAAGATCCTTAAAAAGAATGGGTGCAAGTTGATTGGGCATGGTGGAAATCATGACCTGTATTACAGCCCGATAACGGGAAAGCAATTCCCCGTCTGGCGGCACAATAAGGACATACCGTCAGGAACGATTAAAGCTATTTTCAAGCAGGCTGGTATTCAGTAAGGCAAGGGGAGAAATCCCCTTGACCTGATTCATATAAAAAAGGAGGACGTCATGAGCAAATATATTTTCCCAGCTACATTCCAATGGGATGAAAAGGACAAAGTATATTACGTGAATTTTCCGGATGTAGACGGCTGCTTTACCGATGGCGCAACCTTGACCGAAGCAATGGAAAACGCAGACGATGTGTTGAATTTAATGGTTTGGAGTATGGAACAGCAAAAGCAGGCTATACCCGACCCGACACCGCGGGATAAAGTAAAAGTACCGGAAAATGGATTCGTTAATTTAGTGGTTGCTGATACCAACGCGTATCAAGATGTCATCGACCGGGAAAATAATCCTATCAAGTACGCGCGCAAGAAAGCGGGACTGAATGTAAAAGGATTGGCTGAACTCCTAGGCGCACCGTATCGCACGGTCCAGGAATGGAATGCCGGAAATCGGATGCCACCCAAATGGGTACAGCGTTTGATTATCGAAAAAATCGAAGCGAATATGTAGTAATTACCCGCTGTCGAGTAATATAGACAGCGGGTGATTTATATACTATATTTTAATTAAATTGTCAAGGACAACATTGATTTTAGTGGAAAAGCATTCCGGCCTCTGATATAATAGAAACAAAGGAGGTGTATTGTCATGGTAAGCAATATGATTACATTGTTCCGCAAAACAGTATCAAGTATTGCTATTTTCATGGCAATATGCGCGGTGATTGTTTGCGCCATAACGATTGTTTGGTGGATATTCCCCATAGGAAGTGAACCATTGATGAAAGTCATTAGATGGATTTTAGGAACAATTATTACCCTAGTATTGATAGGGACAAAGAAAATTAAAATTAATTAATATGAAGAAGGCCAGTTAATCCTGGTCTTCTTTTTTTACGCGCGGATCCTCTACTCGTAGTCGACCTTGTATTTTCTTCATGTTGGATTCCCCGATAATTTCGTGATTTTTATATTTTTCTATCGCATGAGTAATACTTTCGATTAATCCATCCGTTTTCATTGTTACTTTAGCGTTTTTTACAACAGATATATTTAGCTCGCCTCCACATATACCTATAAATATGATTGCGGCTAAAGCAACAAACACAGGATTTCCAAGTAATTCAATTAAACCGGCAGATTGCACATTCGTTCTTGACTGCACAGAAACCACTTTACTCGGAAGCTTTAATTCCTGGGCGATTTCTTTAGCACGATATAAAATACCCTGCATATAAGTTGGAATATCAAATGCATTGGGACTTTCGGGAGTACGAATATCAAGCGTTAAATGGGCAATGTTGTCTTTGACGTAAAATGGATGGATAGCTCTTTCTATAAATTCACTATAGTCATCTACCATTGAAAGAGTTTGCTGATTTCTAAAAAACGTATAGAGTTTTGAGTCTACTCTTCCTTTTGAAATACCCCGAATCCAATGGGTTTTACGGCGACGTGTATATGGACATTTATTTTCACCAATGTCTTCATCACTGACGTTAACTGTATAGTAATCATCGTCTTCAATATATCCAAATGCAAATTGAGCAGACGATGCAGATGGAATGATTACAATATCTCCTTTACGCATTTCCTTACAAAATTTATAAACTTGATTGAGTACGCGGGTAGCTTGAGGATGGTTGATTTTTACCTGTTCCAATAATTCATCTGTACGTTCACTTTCTTCTACACAAGGAACATCTTCATGACCAATGCCGACAAATTCATCAAGAAAAAACTCATCAAAATAACTTCCGCCTTGAGTTCGGATAAACCAATAATGACGCGGTTTAGATATTTCGATAATAGGTAACCCCTCGATTTTTAATAAAGAATACAAATCATTTACTATAGCATCAGTACAGGCTTCAATATTCTTCATGCAGATTCATCCTTTCAAGTACAGAAGATAATTCAATGGCTTTTCACGGCTTACATACACCGCAAGGTACATATCCCTCGGCAAGGGCTTCATCACGGGAGTCGATGGGGACAAAATTTTCGGGATGTTTGATGGTACGACAGGTTGTGTAATGGAATTTCATGGAGCGGGGGTTTCCCAGATAATCAGCGGCAAAGGCTGTGCCGACCGAAGACAATAAGCAGAGCATAGCTAGGGCGAGAGAAAATTTTTTCATCATAAGCCATCAATCCTTTCTTTATTTCAGCAATTTAGCTTTAGCTGCCTGGAATTCCTCATCGGTTAGCATATTAGCCTTCTTTAAATTAGCTAATCTTTCTAGTTGAGAGATTAGATCTTCTGAATCTAAAGCAGCACTTGGAGTGGGGGAAGAATCAACAGAAGGAGTTGGCGCAACTTGTTTTTGTTTAAATTCATCCCATGCTGAATGAATGCTTTCGTAAATAGGGGTGATGTATTGCTTAACTATCTTTTTGACAACCATTACGGAACCGGATGTCGTAAAGCGCAATTCACCAAATACCAAACCTGTTTCGTATTCAAGGGAACTTAGCTTATCATAGCCGATTTCATGCACCTTTAGGCCATAAATTAGCCCCTTATCAACTAATATGACTCGCTGATCAGTGACAACCAATAAACAATAGCTGGATTCGAGCATTCCGGTAGCCGCATTTTTTATTTGTTCGTTTTCGCGCAAAATATGGGGTAATTCTTTTACTTCTTTTCGCTTAGACGCCTGACTATCAGTACTGACGTCATTGATGATTTCTTTTAATTCTTCATAGGAATACATATCACACCAACCTCCTTTGAACGAATTTATTCATAATATATTGAGATTAGACGAATCCCGCCTCTATTATATGTAGAAGGCGGGGTTGTTGTTGCGGCTCTTTTTAAGATGCCGATTGAGCTATGTTTAGTGTTTCACGATATTCTTCCGCCTTGGGGACTTCTACGAAGGTTACGGCCTTATCATACTTTTCCTTAACAAGGTTTTCGATTTCTGACAATTTTACTTTAAAAAACTCTTTTCGATGATTTACTTTATTGACTTCCATATCCCTGAAATGTTGATGAAGCAAAGATTCCAATGCAGGAGCATCATCAGAAAAGATGAGAGCATGGACATCAAATTCAAAAGGAACAGAAGCGCTGCTCAATTCTTTGATACGATCCATTGGTTCCAGCCGACGTGTCATGCCGATTTTATAAACATCTTCACCAAATGAACCTATATTTGAAATGATGTATACATAGCCAGCTTTGGCATTGGCTTCGCGTTGCGCAAGACTTTCTTTTTCTTGAGTAAGTTTTTCTAATTTCTCATTCAATTCCTTAATTTTATCCAGGTATAATTGCTTTTCTGCGTCCATGGAACTTTTTTGTAAATATTTCATAGTGCGTTCGATTTCATGCTTAAATTGAGCTTCATCCTTTTCAATCTTCTTTTTAGCCATTTCCATTTCATGACGTACTTTTTCTTCTTCACGAAGTTGTTCTTTTCTGACTTGGAAAAGTTCTTTTTCTTCTTGTAATTTTTTTTGATATTCGTACAAACAGCTCATCCGTTCAAGTTTTATTTTAAGAAAAGCCTTGGTTAATTGGACGTTATCAATGGAAAAAAGTTTATTATGAGCTTCAAAAGATCGGATAATTTTCTGACGAATTGAATCAATATTACGAACGGTTACATTACCAATAAGATTATCTGTTTCCGTATTGAAACTACGCAATAATTGATTTTTTTGTTTTCTCAGGTATGATTTAGTGTGTTCATTGGCGCTGCCAGTAAAAATGATGGCCCCATCATTTTTTTGCAAATCTTTTTCCTCAGCTGAAAATAAAGATAATTTATTTTTTATTTCATCAGAAGATATTTGATCATAAAGAGTAGAATCTATTTCAGAAGTAACCAATGCGTTATCCACTGCATTACAGACCGCATCAAGAGCTTGTTGTTCTTTTTTTGATTCAGCAGCAAGGCGATGAGATAAGTCTTCATATCTTTTTTTCAAAGAAAATTCTTTCTTTTTATAATCATTTTCCAATTCCTTATACTGATTGTTATAATCAGCGACACGTTGAGAATATTCTTCTTGAAGGACTATTAAATGTTGTTGTTCAGATGATATTTTTTCTCGTATATCACCTAATTGAATTAATTCAGTCATTTCAATACTACGATATTTTTTATGACGCAAATAAACAAGAACCAATGCAATAATTAAAGGAATTCCATATGCGAGTGAAAAAGCGCTTAGAATAACCAGAAATAAAGGACTGAAATAAAGAGGAGCTTCTTTAAGATTGTTAGGTAATTTCATTGATTACATCTCCCTTGTGTTTATATTTATTGTATCTTAAAACTTACGCCGCATTTCTACCACCTTGCCAATAATCTGAATGGGGAGAGATTCAATGTCGTGGTTGGAGTAGAAGTGGGGCGTATATACAGCGACGTTATGACCGATGAGTGTGATACCAGCAGGACTTTCTTTTATCTCTTTGACAGTGGCATCATTTCCATTTACGAGAACAATGGCAATATCTCCAGAATCTACGGTTGGCTGTCTTTTGACGATGACGATGTCGCCGTTGCGCAAAGTGGGTTCCATTGAGTCACCCTTAACTTGCAGTGCGAAGAAATCACCTGTTGCGGCGAGTTCCGGGGTAATTTCTTCGTAGTCTAATATTTCTTCGATGGCATCTATGGGGATGCCAGCTACGACGCGCCCTAGAACAGGGATTCGGACACCTTTTTTATTTCTAGGTTGAGTAGTAACTCCTTTTAGCAAATAGTCCGTTGTGACATGAAAAAAATCAGCCAGTGCGACAGCCTCGTCATCTCTCAAGGGCCGTTTGCCAAGTTCAATTCTATTAAGGACGATACGATTCATACCTATAGCGGCCGCGACTTCTTTTTGCTGTAAGTCTCGCTCTTTTCTCAGCTTTGTAATTCGTTGTCCGGATGTCATATTTATCACCTCCCGATATTTACAATTTGTAACTTAATTTAATTATAATAGTTACAAATTGTAAAATCAATTAAAGTTATAATATGTAACTGTGAATATTGATAAGTTACATTTTGCAAATTATAATAATGATATAGAAAGTTACAAAATGTAACTAATATAGACAAGACGAAAATCTTGCTTACAAATATATTATACGAGGAGGTGATACAATGCCAAAAGTCAATCTAAAGTTTATCAAAAAGAGAAGATTAGAACTTCATATTACACAAGCTCAAATGGCTAAAGCATTAGGACTCAGTTCATCTTCTGGATACAATCACTACGAAAATGGCAATCGCCGCTTTACTGCTGATTTTATGCCAATAATAGCCCAAATACTTAAGTGTAGCATAGAAAACTTATATACTTAATTTTTTATCTTAAAAAGTTATAAAACATAACTTTAATTACAGGGGGAAAGATGAAGCTAAAAATTATGGCCATCGTGCTGTTCGCACTTGCGGCCCTGGGCATCGAGTACTGGATTTATTACACTGGGATGCTCAAAGAGCACATGACGTTTCTGGAATTTCTGTTACTTATCAGTAGAAATTAAGGGAGATGAGAAAATGAAACATTACAACGAATACGTAGACAGCCGTGGCTGGCATTATCGAGCTATGCCGCTTATCGGCGGTCAACCATACGCGCTTTGCTATCAGCGTACACCCGGTGGCGGTTGGCATCGGATGAAACAGATGATGTTGCGCATGACATTGGCCGAAGCCAAACAAGATCTTGATGAATATGCGGCCAAGAAAGGCTGGACGGGATTAACGAATTATATGGGAGGAAACCAATGAACAAGAAAGAAAAAGGGTTCCTGGAAAATAACTTATATGAATGCGAAATGTCACGATTACGGACAGCGGCCAAGATGAAAGACAAGAAGACCAAAGAAAGCCGGTTCGTAGCCCACGCGGCCAAATTTGCCGCCGAAGAAGCGGCCTACATTTGCAGAAACTTCGGCCTGGACGTCGAAGGCATCCGGGCAAAAGCCCAGGAAACCTTTGAATTTGAAAAGGGATAACCGGATTAATTTCATTATATCTGGAAGGAGGTGAAAGTACATGAGCAAGAGATTCGGATTAGATCCGAAAACGGACAGTAAAGATGCAGAAATGGCGCAAAGAAAAGAAAAAGAGCCATGTGGGGACACGGCTATAAAGCCCATTAATCCATTTGATAGAAATAAATTCCATGAAAGCAGGGATCAAGATAGAGTTGTTATTTTTGAAAACAATCCAATAGGAAATAGCAAGTTTCCAATAGTCGTAAAAGATTGGGTGGTTTACATTCGCATTACTAAGAATACTACTTGGTATTTTGGGATACCGCCTATTGTATTAACTATTGGTTCACGATGGATAAGCGATGATAAATGTTCCATTGAGGATAGTTACATGGACGGTATTGATGCGGTCATGATGGTAGTATTTATGTTCATCATGATTTTAGCTGTATTAGCTATATTTGCAAGTCTTTATTCTGGTCATTAGGTAATTGTTTGGCCAGTTGTTTTTCGTAGCCTGAGAGCGAGAAAAATTGCTCATAAACCCGGTACTTTTTACGATTAGTGTTTGAGTACTTGCTCCTATGGAATAGAGAGGTGTCTGTGGATTTGAAGCTAATCATAATTCCATCTTCTAAATTTACATGAGGATTAAAAATGATCAGTAAATGCAGAATCGTGCAGGTGCCAACTGGTAAAGGACCATGGACCCCATCAGGAAGTTTAAAAAAGTATGTGTTTAATACATTTTCTCCAAAAGGGCAGACCAGAACTGTTGGATCGTCACGTAAATAAGGAACAGAAACTTGCGTGGCCACCATATGGTTTTCATTGGTACGGGGATTGAAGGCTCTCAAATCTAAATAAGCCATATTCACATTACAGGGATTTACAATGGTGGCTGTCAAATACATGCCTTTATAAAATTTAAAGGACTTAAAGACATCTTTAGCATCTTTTACATGGTAGCGTGTATCTATTGCGTAGTACTTGGTATCCCAGTCAACGGTTAGATATTTTCGTTGACGGCGATAGGTAATAGCTGAAAATATGGCTGATGATAATGATATAAAAACCGAAATATACGAAAGATTTGCTGTCAACCAGTTACTAACAAGCTCAAGCATAATATCACATCCTTTTGTTCAATTATAGCATGGGCGGTGGCACGAGAGGAGAAATGACACATGAGTAAGCGGTTTGGTTTGGAGATAAAAAGGGCCCGCAAGGGCGCAGGTCTCACACAGGAAAGAGCAGCGGAAGCGCTGAACGTGTCCGTCAGGACATACGCAAAGTATGAAGGCGGGGAAATACTTCCAGGCGACGATATGGTCGCCGCCATGATGCAGGTTTTTAACAATCCGTGCCTAGGCTATTCCTACTTGTCCCAGGAATCGGCAGTTGGCAGGATGATCCTGCCGAAAATCGGAAAGATTCCCGGCGTAGCGGCCGGGGCCATGCAGTATCATGTAGCATTGGCGGAAGCCAGCAACGATTCAATGAAGCTGGAAAAAATCTGTTGTGATGACAAGATTGATGCCTACGAAGAGCTGGCCATCCAGCCCATCATCGACAAAATATTTGCCCTGGCAGGCCGTGGCCTGACCTTATGGCTAAAGTGTCCGAAACGGACACAAAAAAAGAACCGCCCGGCGGCAACCGAACGGCTCTAAAAGAAAAAATCTGATGGCTATATTATAGCACGACAGGCTATAGGACAACAAGAGAAAGGAGAAAAGAAAATGGAACGGAACCCGTTGGAAAAAATGAAGCTGTGTGACCAGCTTACATGGAACCGAAAGGAACTGGCCTTGGTCACGGGACGGAGTCAGGAAATCGTAGATAAATGGATCTATGAAGGCGCACCGTGCATTAAAGAAGGGCACACCTACGTATTTGAAAGGACAAGCATTATAGCCTGGCTTCGTGAACGGGCAATCAACCGGATTGGAATGACCAGGAAGAACGTCGTATATGACGACATCTTCCCAGGCATTGAATTAGCGTGAAAGGGATGAAAGCAATGAGAAGGAAACGACACGTAGGAAGGTTTTTAGTGGCTCTGGCCGTGGCTTGCAGTGTGGGGTTGTATGTAGGTCATTCACTCTGCGAAACCGTAAGAGCTCAGGAAGATGCTCAAGTCCACATCGTGGACCAGGGAGAAACATTGTGGGAAATCGCCGGACCTATTGCGGATGAACGTGGAATGGATATCCGCGAAGTCATTTACATCATCAGCGTGAATAACAACATTGCTGGCAATGATGACATTCATCCAGGGCAGCGGGTAGTCATTAATTTTTAAGGAGTGTGATACAGATGACAGTCATGAATGCAGCCTCTACGGGCAACATTTACAAAACTATCGACCAGCTGATTGACTTCTGCCGGCACCGTAAAAAGGATTGTCAAGGATGCCCGATAGCCATTGAATGCAGTAAAATTCACAACGGCACTAGGCCAGGAGATCTGCTGAAACTAGGAGGAATTGAAAATGCCTGATGGAAAAATAGCCAAGAATAGGCACTTTATCCCTAAGCTGGGAGATAAATATTATTATGTAGGCATCGACGGAAACCCCATTCACAAGGAATTCAGTGAAGAGCTGTTGGATGAAATGAATTGCTACCTGGGGAACTGCTTTAGAAGCCGCGGCGCTGCTGTTGCGGGTTCCGCTGAGATGCTAAAGCGCATCAATGAGGTGGGTAAAACTATTCGCAGGAATGAACTGAGGTGATGCCGGATGAAATGGGTAGATGTAAACGAAGAATTGCCGGTCCCGCAGCGTCGCGTGTTGGTAGCGATGCACGCGGGAACAGAATGGGAATTTAAAGCAGTCGGGGCATTTTGTCAAAACCATTGGATCGTAGACGGAGAAACCCGTCTCGTCCCGATGAAAGAAGTACAGTACTGGGCGCCGATTGCATCAACGCCACGGAGAAAAGTGAGGGACTGAAAAAATTGCTGAAAATATTGGAATTATTCGGCGGAATCGGTAGCCCAAGAGTGGCGTTACGGAATTTGGGAATACCTGTAAAGGCTATCGACTACGTCGAAATAGATGAAAATGCAGTCCGTAGCTATAATGCCCTGTTTGCCGATGAATTGCCATATAAAACGCAGGACGTCCGCGGCTGGAATTTAAAGCCCGATATCCTCATCCATGGCAGCCCTTGTCAGGACTTCTCGATTGCCGGTCACCAAAAAGGTGCAGATCCCGGCAGCGGAACCCGGTCATCCCTTATGTGGGAAACATTGAATATCATCAAAAACATGGGACTGTGGCGACCGAGAGTCATCATATGGGAGAACGTGAAGAACGTCCGCAGCCGGTACATGGTACACAATCACGAACGGTACATGGACGAATTGAAAAAGCTTGGATATACGAGCAATTTTAGTGTGTTGGATGCCAGAGATTTCGGTATACCGCAGGCCAGACAGCGAATATTCACGATATCACTGTTAGGCGGACAACGTTTTGACTTTGATGCTCTCCAACGGAAGCCGATGGAGCCAATCAAGAACTACTTGGAAAAAAAGCGTGTGGATGATTTTTATACCGTCAAAGCCCCTAGTATGGTACGAGCAATCGGCAAAACGGGAACTATAAGACGGCTGCCGATAATCAAGGAGTATTGCTACACCATAACGGAAAGGCCCGATAGAGCGCCTGGAAGCGGGTGCTTACCAATAGGCAATGGCAAATACCGCTACCTGACAGAAAAAGAGTGCTGGCGGTTGCAAGGATACAGCGACGATGACTTTGAAGCAGCCGCCGCGGTAAATTCTCGACGGGCGTTGTATAAACAGGCAGGAAATTCGATTCCTGTACCAATCTTTGAAAGCATCTTCAAGCGGATGCTATAGGAGGATAACATGAAATTTTTTTACAAGCGGGATTATCCACAACCTGGCGAAAAATGGCGACACTTTAAGGGCCACGTCTACAAAATACTTTTTATTGCAGGTGATACCGAAAGGGAAGGCCTCGACATTGTTTATCAGAGTACAGAGGCACCACGCCTCAAGTGGGTACGACCACTCACAATGTTCATGAGCGAAGTTGACCACGAAAAATATCCAGATGTTACGCAGAAATGGCGGTTTGAAAAGGTGGCGGATGCAGATGAATGACGTAAATCATCCCAATCACTACACATGGCGCGGCACAGAATGCACCAAGGCCGTTGAAATCATGACAAGCGGGGCCAGTGGAGCCGATGCAATGTATATCGGGAATATCGTCAAGTACCTGTACCGTTATCCGGCTAAGGGAACGCCGCTAAAAGACCTCATGAAAGCTAAACAATATCTTGATTTTTTGATTACGAACCAGGAAGTCAAGGCAGGCACGAAAAATCATGGAGAAAGACAATGAGAGGAGATAGCTAAGATGAAAACATTTTCGATGTACCAGGCTGAGCGCATGATGTACCGCAAAGCCTACGTTGCCGGTGATTTTGACCCGGTAGTAAAGCTGATGCGGAAAATCACCGGCGATGATGAGTATTATAAGCATTCATACCTGGGCATAAAAAAGGGGAAAGGTAAGAAAAATCATGCATTTTGGTAAATTTACGCCATGGACAGCATGGCATGACGTCTTGGATGGAACGGAACATTACGAATTCCGGTTCCCTAATGGCTACGGGGCTTCCGTCATCCGCGGCCCTTACAGCTACGGCGGGGCACAAGGACTGTTCGAGCTGGCCGTCTTGAAGAAGCACCGAAAATACTGGGAAATTACGTATCGTACGCCCCTCACGAATGACGTACTAGGTTCCCTGTGGCCGGACGAAGTCACAGCGGCATTACAGAAAATCAGCAGTTGGAAGAAATAGGAAAGAATAGGAAAAATAGGAGGAAATGACATGACGATTATTATTGCAGGCGTGATTATTATTTTAGGGATTTCGTTCGGGATAGGAATCTTATTTAAAAATAACGGAACGATCACACTGACGACATGTGCAGCCGCACTGGTAACATTCGGCATTTTTGTTGCCATGGCAGCCGGCATTGTCTTTGGATATCCGGTATATAAAGTCTGGGAACAGAGCAAGGCCGGAGAAGCAGCATTGGCTAAAGCAACCCAGGACCGTCAAATCAAAGTCCAGGAAGCCAAAGCAGAAATGGAAGCAGCCAGCAAACAGGCCGAAGCAAACCGGATATTAGGGGAAAGTATCCGTCAGTACCCGGAATCCATGGAACAGAAATGGGTCGAAGCCATCGAAAAGACATCGAACCAGGTCATCTACCTGCCGACCGAAGCTTCCGTCCCCATCACAGAAAGCGCCCGTATGGCACAGAAAGCACAGAAATAAGGAGTGAAAAAATTGAACATCATTGGCGTTGACGACAAATATGAAAAGATTCTCTGGTGTGCTATGCGGTATGCGCTGGGACGGAGGACATACCTTACGATGGAAGTCATTGATTACATCAAGAAAGTATTACCAGCGCTGAGTTTGGACACATTGATGATGATGCAGCAGGACATTGAAAACCAACACGACTTTGGTGATGAACTGTATGAAATGCGTTGGATGATGTTGTACGGCAATATCGTCACTGAAATCCAAAAGAAATACGCGGGCAAAAGAAAGGAACAGCCATGAAAAAGCAAGATGCAGACAAATGGTTCCGGCGGATGCAAAACCGCAATGTCCATCACGACATTGTCCAGGAAGCCATTAAGCTGGCAACGAAAGAAATTAACGCGGGACACTGGCACGGATACGCAGAAGAAATATATTACAAAGACGGATTTCCCTGCATCCGCTGGCAGGATGGCCATTGCGCTCATTACAACGTCGTAAAAGGTACTGTATATTGATGTGTCCGTTATGTGGCAAGCCGACTCACAGTTGGATCTATTGCCGCAAATACAAAATGGATATCTGCCAGGACCATTGCGAAGCTTGTCCGTGGTTCATGGGTAAGATGTTATGGAATTGTCGCTATTCAGAGAGGAAGGAAAAGAATGAAAATCGCTATTTACAATTTAAAAGGGGGCGTCGGCAAGACCGTAACAACGGCAAATCTGGCCCACCTTTACGCTACACAACGAACGTATCACGTTCCGGGAAGTCATCGCGGCCAGGCACCGCAAGTGCTGATGATTGACTGCGACCCACAAGGGAATCTGACACAGTTTTATAAACGCTACAATCAGACATATCCATGCGGGATGCGGGAAAAAGAAATCATCGGAACGGACTGGCCGTTCCTGTCGCTCATGCCTGGAAACATGGATTTGTATGAACTGGAACGCAGCTATTACGAAAGCAAGACCGTAGACGCCTTGGACAATCTGGATAAGGGCTATGATGTCGTCCTTATCGACTGCCCGCCAGCGCTGAATATGTTAACCATCAATGCCTTGAGTATCGCTGATTATATCGTTATCCCAGTACGGTTGGATGCTTTTTCCAGCCAGGGACTGGTAGAACTCGACACCCAGCTACAAGACGTCCTGCAAATCAATCCGGGGCTTCAACTGCTGGGCGTGCTCATCACGCACGATGAAAGGACTACGCTGAGTGATGAAGCGGAACGACTGCTAAGGGCTAAATTTCCAGTATTTGATACGAAAATCAGCCGGAGCCGCTGGATCATTGATAGTACCTTGATGTGCAAGCCGCTGGCCGAATTGAGCATGACCCTTAAACCCTCATGGCAATATCGAAAATTAGCCAATGAAATCATAAAGAAGGTGAAACAATGAGCTTAATGGAAAATATGGGCCTCGTCAACAAAGACAAAGACCGGACGATCAAGCAGATTCCGGTCAACTTGCTCGTAGAGAACCCGGATAACTTCTATATCGTCGGCGATGTAGAAGAATTGAAGAACTCGATTATCGCCGCCGGCGGCGTCCGTCAGAACTTGATTGTCGAACCGATGAAAGACGGACGGTACATGATTGTATCCGGCCATCGCCGGTGCAAGGCCGTCAAAGAGCTGCTGAAAGAGCAGACTGTGGGGATTCCCGATACCGTACCTTGTGAAATTTCTACGGACCACTACGGAAATCAACTGCTGCTTATCGATACGAACAGCACGTCCCGGGACTTGACTGCCTGGGAACGGGTCGAGCAGTATAAACAGCTCAACAGCCTGTTCAAGTACGGCGTCATGACGAATCAAATCAACGGGCGCAAGCGCGACGCAATTGCCAAGACGCTGCATGAAAGCACGACCAATATCGCCCGATACTCAGCCATTTCCAACAACCTGCGGAAATATTACGCCGACTGGATGAAATCGGGAAAATTAGGCATTTCTGCGGCTTATGAACTATCTAAATTAACGCCGGACCGGCAGAAAGATTTCTATGAACAGCATATGGATGACGATGAAATTACCCTGAAATCCATCGAAGAATTCATCCACCCAGTGACAGAAGAAGCGCCGGCCCAGGAAGCGGCCGTACAGGAAGAAATAACTGTGCAGGAAGAAAGACCGGAAGCGGACGAAGAAGATACGGAAGATATTTCTGACGATGATGAAGCGGAAGACATCGAAGAAGTACCAGAAGAAGCGGCCCAGGAAGAAACGCCAACAAAAGATAAACCCATCACATCGGAAGAATACATGGAACTGCAAAAAGAATATAAGAAGGTCATAAGAGATATCATGGATAAACATCGGCTTATAGATAATTATGTAGAACTGGAAAAGAATGGCTCGTACACCCAGATACAAATGATACACAACATGCAGTGGGCCGCCAGCAGTATGTGTAAGCAGTTGGACTACCTGCTGGAGCTGGTTGATAAGATGAAGGCGGTGAGAGGACATGCAGAAATGTAAGAAAAGAAACTTGGAAATCGGAAGCAATGCCGGTGAAACAACAACGGCAACACTCGTATTCATGGCTCTTCATGACGACTATGGCTTCGGCCAAAAACGTCTGGAACGAATCAAAATGAAATGCAATGAATACAACAGGCAGGAAATAAAAGATGATCCTACATTTGAAGGGACGGCCTTCATTGCGATGAGACAGAAAATGGAGGCGTTAGGAGTCAGCGAACGACTGGAACGGGACTTTATCAATTGGATCATATCCGGAGTGGGCTTGAATGGGCGCTATCAGCGGACGTCGGCGATGGCCAGCGTCGAAGCATCGTACATTCACCTGTTCCTGGCCATTCACGAATTGTTCGGTTTCGGGGCGCAGCGTCTCAAAGCCATTCAGCAGAAAATCAAATTCTATGCCGGCTGTATCCGCGAAGGAGAGCCGGGGATTGAAGAATTTATGAAATGTATGGCCGTCGAATGTGGTCAGGTATATCCGGGGCTGATTGCCTGCGAAGAAAAGTACGGAGAAGTAAAGATTTATGGAGAGGGGGTAGAAATATGATTTGTCCTTGCTGTGGCCGGGAATTCCAGGCTAAGGGAAATGGAAAGTATTGCGAATCATGCCGGCATCGCATCTTAGATGAATATACCAAGTGGCGGCGTATGAAGACGAGAAAGAAACTAAAGAAGTGTATCGTATGTGGACGGCCGCTGGAGCATTACACATCGCCATATGTGTGCAGCCGTGAATGTGGAAATATTGCCAAGAATATCTTGCATACAGAAAAGCAGCGGCTGTCACGGCAGGCAAATAAGCAATGGAAAGAAAAGATGTGCTATGGGAATGGGAATGAACAGCCAGTACCCCGGCGCAAACTCAAGAAGCCGTTATCGCCGTTGGGACTCGATATTGAACAGGCGAAACTTCACCACATGGACTATCCGACGTGGATGAACAGCAAAGAACGAAAGGAATGGAAAGCACAATGCACGTAACAGATCATGAGCTCAGGGCCATGGTATGGCGAGGCATGATTATCATCAGTCTTTTATTTTGGGGCGGATTTATTTATATTCTGGCCCATATCTTAAATTAAAAAGGGACAATGGAAACGTTCATTTTGAGCGTCTCCATTTTTCCATATATATGTATATAAAGGAAGTGATGGGCCACAGGCCCATTGGGGCTTGTAGTAGGCGTTATATTTAGTGCCACCTGGAAAGGAAGTGAGACCATGGGGTTTGTTCGTAATGTGAAATATTTCTGCGGGAAGCGATATTTTGAAACGGATTTGTTTGAAGTTCCTGATATGGGGAAACGTGGAAAGAAGATGAGAGAAAAGAAAGTCAACCTGTCCTCGCCGGATCAAGTGCGCCGAAATAAAAAGAAGGCATTGCGAACATTCCGTCAAAAAGTAAAAACGAATTTCACCAGGGACGATGTTTATTTGACATTGACCTATGACACGCTGCACAAACGGGACAATGTAAAGGATGCCAAGAAAGACTTCCATAATTTCATTAAGCGCGTGAACCGTCGGCGTAAAAAAGCGGGGCTTCCCTCGGCAAAGTATATGGGAGCCATCGAACGAAAGGGAACGAATATTCATTTTCACCTGATCGTCAGCGGGGGACTGGACCGCAATGAGCTGGAAGACGTTTGGGGCAATGGCCTGAGCAATGCCAGCCGGTTGCGGATAGACGATGCAGAATTGATGCAGCGGCTCTGCCAGTACATCATGAAGGAAGCCCGGGATAAAGAGAAATTTGAGAACACGTATATTTGTTCAAGGAATCTGGAAAGCCCGAAGGTCACGAAAACAGACTGGGCGTTTACGCACCGCAAGCTGGAAGAACTGGCCGGGCAGACAGACTGCCGGGACGTATGGGAGAAATTATATTCTGGCTATGAATTCATCGAAGCCAGCAGTACGTTCAATGAATTGACGGGCTGGCATATCACGGTAAAAATGACGAGGAGGGATAGCGACGTATATTGCAAAAACGAAAAGGGTACGCCTCCGGGGAGTCAAGCTAAAACGGCTCAACGACAGCGTACACGAAAGAGACGGGTATAAGTGCATCGTCTGCGGGAGCTACATCGACGACGGGGAAAAGATGCACCATGAGCCGTGCGGGATTTATAAGTCGGATGAAATCAATAAAACCGTCACGCTTTGTGAGCGATGCCACTACGAGCGCCACCACGGGGCCAGGGCGGCAGAAATACGAACGAAGTGCGTGGCCTACTTACGAGCCCTTTACGGGGATGCAGGCGCACGCAAGGAATAGGAGGTGAGACGATGGAAGTGCATATCAGCATTACCGGAGACGACGAATCCGGGAAAAAAGTTCTGGACATTTTGACAGGTGGCGGCATCCTGGACAATCTGGAAACGCCGGCCAAGCCCAAGAAACATCCAGGACGACCAAAGAAACACGTAGAGGAAGACATTGACATGAACGAAGTGTCGGAAAAGATTTTCGAAAAGTAGGCGAGGCGAATGAACAGTGAACACTACCAAGACCCGACAGCGGAAAAAGCAATCAGCCGGGTTGAGAAGAAGCGGCAGGAGAAGCGGAAGAACCGCAGGTATCGTATACGCCGGATGCTGTTGAAGCGGGCACTGGAAGAGATTGCGACTATCTGCGGATTCAAGGTGCACATTACGTTCATCGAAAGCAAGGTGAAGTTATGATCATCAGCAAGATTCACGTGCGCAGTAATGTTGTCCGAATCGGATACCTCGAAAACGAAAAAGAAGTGCCGCGGGAATACATACTGAAAAGCAAAGAACTGGCCCGGCCAGAATTATACAAGGCCATGGAAAATATTTTTCACGTCATGGCCAATGTGGATACCTGCTTTGCCGCGGTATGCGATGAGGTGATTGAAGATATCATAATTAAATACAATCGGGACAACAGCATCAACAATTACGTCTTAGCTGGAGCGATGCATGGCGATGATGAATTAGTCGCTACATTCAAGACGGAAAAGATTTATGCTAAAAGCTGGATGGAGCTGGACAATGCCGTGCGAAGCGCCATGAAGGAAGCGGAATTATTCATCCAGGGAAAGCGGGCGCAGATGACGCTGGACATTGAAGCGGAAATGCCGGCACCGAAATTGGAGGGAGGGGTAGCGTGACAAGCACAGAGTATCTCAAACTGGTCTATGAGTCGGAAGAAAAAGCCAACATGCTGCTGAAAGAAATCAGTCAGATCCAACACGACTTGCTGGCATTGAATGCCATTGATTATGAAAAGCCGAGAGTCAGCGGCGGGAACGGGCGGAATGCGATGGAAGACCGGATTATCGGATTTCTGGACAAACGCGACCAAATGTTACGTGAATACATTCAGACCGTAAACCGCCCGTGGGAATTCAAGAAGCTCGTCGAATGTATGGACGACGAACGGATGCAGGCGATAATGAAGCGGCATTATTTGTGGCACGAAACTTGGGAAAAAGCCTGTGAAGGAATCTGCTCAGTCAGCTGGCTTCGACGAAAGGAAAACGGACTGCGTACCCAGGCGCTGAAAGAATTCGACAAAATTTTCAAAAAAAATAAAATTAGTTCATGCTAGTTCATGGTAGTTCACGTTGGACCTGTGGTATAGTGTATATGTGAAGCAATGGAAATGGCGTAGAGCACATGATTGTTTTCACCCCTCAAGAATAGATAGACACGCAAGGAGCAGCACCCCGTCCACAAAGACGGGGTGTTGTACTACCCGGATAGCAGCCATGCGCCATGGGTCGATGCACAGGATGCACCTTGCCTGTATGCTGTGCGCATCGGCGACGCTGGATACAAAACAGAAAGGTTTTGCGAAGGTTTCTGGTCAACTTGAGGAAAATAAGATTTTTGTTTCGATGAGTCCGGAAATTTTTATTTCTGGATTTTTTTTGACTAGGTTCTTTTGGGGTTAACAAAGCCTTGCGCGACCGTGGCGCCCGAAAGAAAACTAGATTTTAGTAAAATTCAGCCCTTAATTTATATTTTCAAATGGTTTTATGTGAAGCGGGGTATGATTTATTTATATAGCTCATGCGTTCGCATAAACAAACCAAAATGTTAAGTCAGAGAGGAGGGAGGGCGTCATGAAAGTACGCGGGAAAGCCCGTGAAATCACGGTTACTCAGCGTTCGCTGGCCGACGCAATCGGCTTAACCCCTCCCAGAATATCTCAGTTAATCCAGGAAGGCGTCGTCATTCGCGATGAAAAAGACAAGAGTGGCGGCGTTTTTTTGGTACAATCCATCCTCAATTACAAAGACGCCACCAAAGGAAACGGCGGCGATGAAGACATAGACTACATGACCGAAAAGGCCCGGCATGAAAAGACGAAGCGGGAAATCGCTGAATTGCGCCTGGCTAAAATGGAACACCGCGTATACAGTGCCAAAACGGTCGAATTAGTCATGACGGAAATGTTGTCTAACTTGAGGACGAAGCTGTTGGGACTGCCGACAAAGTTGGCGCCACAGCTGGAAGGGAAAACCAAAGAAGAAATTTACGCCAGATTGACGAAAGAATTGGAAGAAAAGCTATCTGAGCTGAGTGAATATAGCCCGGATCTCTTCACCGATGAAGAAGTAGAAGAGGAGGACGAGCAATGAAGTCAGCGAAAGAATTGTGGCAATATATTTCCCGACACGGCTTAAAACCGCTGCCGAAGACGTCTGTCAGCGAATGGGCTGATACGTATCGCTATTTGTCGGCCGGTGTTTCGTCAGAGCCGGGCAAATGGCGGACGGAAAGGGCCGAGTATCAACGGGCCATCATGGATGCCTTCACAGAACCCGGCATACATCGCGTCGTCGTCAAGTCGGCGGCACAGATTGGCAAATCAGACATCATGAACAACGTCATCGGCCGCTTTGCCCACCTGGACCCGGCTTCCATCATGATGATACAGCCTACAGTAGACATGGCCCAGGATTATTCCAAATCACGTATTGCTCCTATGATCCGCGACACGCCCGTATTGAGTTCGTTGTTCTACGATGTGAAGCGGGCCGGGGATAAGACGGCTAAAACCAGAGATGGAAACAACACGATTCTGTCGAAATTCTTCCCAGGCGGCCGACTGGTCATGTGTGGAGCTAACAGCCCGGCCGGACTGGCCAGCCGTCCAATACGGATTCTGCTGGCCGACGAGGTGGACCGATTTCCCGATTCGGCTGGCACCGAAGGCGACCCGGTAGACCTGGCAGCCAAACGAATGACGACATTCTGGAATCGGGTCATGGGGCTGTTTTCGACGCCGACAACCGAGGGAAGCAGCCGGATTGATGCGGAATACATCGCCGGCACACAAGAGGAATGGCAGCATCAATGCCCTAATTGCGGGGAATGGCATCTGCTCCGGTATCTCGATATGGAAACCGATGCAGAAACATACAAAGATGACAGGGGCGAACGTCATGCTATCGTACATCACGTGAAATGGAGATGCCCGGCATGTGGCTATGAATTCACGGAACGGCAAATGAAGAATGCCATTCAAGGATATCAGGCACAGAATCCAAAGGCCAGGTCGAATGGTATCCGTTCCTTTTTCATCAATGCATTCACTTCTCCCTGGACCAGCTGGAATGAAATCATGCGGGAATGGTTGGAAGCCAAAGGGGACCCGACGCGCGAACAGGTTGTGGTCAACACGCGATTTGGTGAAAGCTACCGACAGCCAGGGGCTTTTGATGACGAAACGATTTTCGTCCGGCGCCGCGAATCGTATGGAGCAGAGTTGCCCGATGGCGTACTGTTATTGACAGCAGCCGTCGACACGCAGGACAACCGACTGGAATACGAAGTATGTGGCTGGGGAGCCGGTGAAGAGTCGTGGGGAATCCGCAAGGGCGTTATTTTAGGCCGTCCAGACCAGGAATCAACCTGGGAAGAATTGGACACCATCCTCGAACATGTGTACCGGTTCAAAAACGGGACCGGGTTGAAAATCGTCCGGACCTTCATCGATTCTGGCGGTCATTATACAGGCCACGTCTATCGCTATTGTGAAGTAAATTTCGCCAAACAGCGGTTCGCTATCAAAGGTTACAGCAACATGCCGGGCATCCCACTGAACTACAAAATCGGGAAAGCTTCGGGGACGCCGATACCGCTGGTCATCCTCGGCGTCGACGACGGCAAGCAGCAGGTCATGAACCGCCTGGCCATCAAAGCCCCAGGGCCTCAATACATGCATTTCCCGTTGAATGAAAACAGCGACGGCCTGGATAACCGGGGATACGACGAAATCTATTTCAAGGGACTTATTTCCGAACATAAGACGAAAGTCAAGAAAAATGGAGTTATCCGTGAGGTATGGCAGACGACAACAGGTGTCCGAAACGAACCTCTGGATCTTCGTGTCTACAACCTGGGATGCATGTTGTCGGTCAATCCGCAATGGGATGAACTGCAAACTATCATGAAACAGCCGGCGCAGGAAGCGGCTGTCAGAAAAGAACCACCTAAGCCCGCAAGGAAAAGACGGGTCAGCAAACAGACGAACATTTGGTAGGAGGCACCATGAGTAAACTGCAAAATGAACGACTGGCCCAGTATGTAGAAGCCGAGAAGGCCGTTTTGATGGGACAGTCGTATACCATCGGGAACCGGACCCTGACAAGGGCGGACTTGTCCAGCATCCGCGTCGCCATCGACAACCTGGTTGCCAGCGGGGCGACGCTGGACGACAGCGAAACGCCAGGGAAAGGGCGCGGGAAGCGCATTGTATTTTTCGATTAAGGAGGGCCGACCATGGCAAAACGAAATAAACGGTCACGACAAAAGGCGCGGACGCCGACAATCCAGAACAGCGGTTATTCAAACGGCGGGGCTTCACACGAAAGCAATATTCTAAAAGCCTACAATCCGCGAAAATATTCCGCAAAATCAGACGTAAACGCCAATCTGTATACGTTGCGCAACCGCAGCGCCGACCAGTCCATCAATACGCCCATCGGGGCAGCGGCTATCATGACCAGTTCACTGCACACCATCGGGGCGGGGTTGCATCTGTTTCCGCGCCCCAAGTACAAGCTGTTAGGGATGACGGCCGATGAGTCCCGGGAATGGTCACGCCATGTAGCCCAGGAATTCGACCTGTGGGCCAGCTCGACACAGTGCGATCTGACGAGGCGCAATAATTTTTACGACATGCAGGACATCAACTACACGGGCTATCTCGTGGATGGCGATGCCTTTTGCCTGTTCAAGCGCCGGCCGCCGACAGCGGATATGCCGTACAGCTTGCGCCTGCAACTCTTAGAAGGCAACCGGATAAGTAATCCCTATGGCAGGGACTACTATGGCATTACCGGGCCGTATGCCGTAGAAATGACGGCGCCCACACCGGGAAACAAAATCATATCCGGCGTAGAAATCGACCCGGATGGAGCCGTCGCCGCCTATTGGGTATCGAACAAAGTACCTGGCGATCCAGTAGATATAGGGACGATTGCCACCTGGACCCGCGTCAAAGCATGGGGCGATATTTGTGGAATGCCAAACATCATACAGACCAGCAACGACCAGCGGCCGGAACAATATCGAGGAGCACCGTATTTATCACCTGTCATTGAGACGCTGAAACAAGTCAGCCGTTACACAACGGCTGAGCTGACAGCCGCCATTGTAAAGTCCTTTTTCTCACTGTTTTTCACGGAATCCCAGACATCAGGCGGCACGCTGAATGATTTCATCGGCAAAACCATTGACCCCCAGGGCGGTCCCGTCATCGATCCTGACGAGTATGCATTAGGACCTGGGACCATCAATGCCCTGCCTCGTGGCGTCGATGTCAAAAGCGTTGATGCGTCTCGTAGCATGTCGACGTTCGACGCCTTCACGACGAAGCTCTTGGAAATGGTAGGCAGTGCCATCGGCCAGCCTTACGAAGTCCTGATGAAGCATTTCACGTCATCCTATTCGGCATCCCGTGCCGCCATGTTGCAAGCATGGGAAGAATATAAGCGTCGGCGCATCTGGTTCGCCCGAGATTTTTGCCAGCCTGTTTATGAAATGTGGCTGGCCGAAGCCATTGCCATCGGACGAGTCAAAGCACCGGGGTTCTTCACGGATCCATTGATTCGGAAATGTTGGTGCAACGCCGATTGGTACGGGCCGACCATGACGATACTTGACCCGGTAAAAGATGTCAACGGCAGCGCCTTGCGGACGACATACGGCCTGAGCACACGAGAACGAGAAGCGGCTGAGCTGACAGGCACGGACCTGGAAGAAAATCTGGAACAGCTGGCGTACGAACAGAAGATGATTGAAAAATACGGTCTGACTATCGGAAGCCCGGAAGTGCTGGCCGACAAAGGAGAGACAACACATGAAGAGTAAAAGATTTTGGCGTTTCGTCAATGAAGCGGGCGACGACAACGCAGAACTGTTGCTGTATGGCGCCATCGCGTCGCAGTCATGGTACGACGATGACGTTACGCCGCGCCAGTTCAACGACGATTTGAAAGAATGTGGCGGCAAGAATCTGACAGTACGTATTAACAGTCCCGGTGGCGACGTATTCGCGGCCCAGGCCATTTATACGATGCTCAAAGGCTACAGCGGCAAGAAGACCATGCACATCGACGGGATGTGTGCCAGCGCGGCCACTATCATTGCTTGTGCTGGCGACAGCGTCGAAATGCCGCGGAATGCACTGTACATGATTCACAACCCGGCATCCTTTCTCATCGGCGGCTATGATGAACAGGGCCTGGCCAAATTGCAGAAAGCGCTGGCCTCGACAAAAGAAACGATTTTGAACGTCTATGCGGAACGATGTCATAAGACAACGGATGAATTGGCACAGATGATGGACGATGAAACGTGGATGACGGCCGACCAGGCCCTGGAAAATGGTTTCATCGACGCCATCGACGAAGACTATCAGGTCACGGCCAGCCTGAATGACGATATGCTGATTGTCAATAATATTTCCTGCCCGTGTCACATGAAGAACCGGGCACAGCTTGAAAAGCTCATCAACAAAGGAGAAAAAAACATGGATGATAAAACCTTAGCCAGCAAACTGGCAGCCTTATTGGGTTTGAACCCGCAGAACTCGAACAAGGATGCGGATGCATCGAAGCGAATTGCTGAATTGAAGGCATTGAAAAACGGGAACGTATACACCGATGCCATGATTGACCGGGCTATCAGCGACGGTCGGACAGCGGACGATGTAGCTCCCTATATCGAAGCCGTCGCCGGCGTACAGTCGCCGAGTGACCAGGCATTGGCAAGCGTGCGTACCATGATTATGGAACAGATGCAGTCCGGCTCTGAACAGGTAACGCCTGTGCCGAAAACAGGGATGCCGCAGGACCAGGCAGCCGTAAAGAAAGCTCAGGACATTGAAGATGTAGTCAATGCAGCGAATAGATTGAGAGGTGAAAAATAATGGCAATCAGAGAAGTCATCGACATTAAACACGACCAGCTTATCGGCGGGCCGGAAATTCCTATTTTGCTCAAGAACGTCACCTTAACGGCTGGGACAGCCATGAAACGCGGCACGCTGATGACCGTTACCGGGACAGCTGCTGTGGCTACGGCTAAAGCCGCTGTTGCCAATGCTATTTTGAGTTGCGACGTAGATGATAAAGCCACCGTTGCGACGGTCTATGTTTCCGGCCGATTCCATCGCGAATACCTCATTGCCGCCAGCGAAGATACGGTTGACGCCCATGAAGAAGAATTGCGAAATGCCGGTATTTTCTTGACATCTGTACACTAGGAGGAACTGAACATGGCTATTGAATTGAGAGATACTGTATCTTTGATGCAGGCAATGGAACGGATTACGCCGCCGGCATCTTTCTTGCTTGATACCTTTTTCCCGCTTGTACCGGCGACAGCCGTTACGACCAAGATTGCCGTAGAATACCGCAAGCGTGGCCGTCAGCTGGCCCCCTTTGTCGTTCGCGGCGCAAAAGGCGCGAGCCTGAAAGACACGGGGTCTAAAATCGCTATCTACCAGCCGCCGATGATGGGGCCGAGTAAGGTAGTGGATCCGGAAGAATTATCGGAACGCGGCTTCGGCGAAAACATCTACAGCACGACGACACCGGCCCAGCGCGCAGCCATCAAGCAGGCCGAAGATATGGTGGATTTACAGAACGCTATCATCAACCGCAAAGCGAAGATGGCGGCGGATATCTTGCAGACCGGCAAGTGCGACATCGAAGGTTATGCCGATGACGGCAAGACGGTGTTGATTGACACCATCGCTTTTGACTTTGACCATAAAGTCACGCCGACGACAACCTGGGATAAAGCCGGCGCGACGATTTACAGCGACATCAAGAACGCTTCGGAACTCATCCAGGAAGACGCCGGTATCGTCCCGACGATGATGATTTGTGGGAAAAACATCGCAGATTATTTGCTGAGCAACGACCAGATCATGAAATGGATGATGGTTCCGACTGCCGACAATCTGTCCCTCATGGGATTCCAGCCGCAGATCATCAGTCCGCAGATTACCCACGTCGGGCGCATCAAATCGCTGAACCTCGACGTCTATACCTATGCAGAAACGTACACCGACGATGCCGGGAAATCGCAGTATTTCATCGACCCCGATACGGCCATCATTGCCATTCCAGGCCGTGGCAGTCAGCTCCACGGCGCCTGCACACTGCTCAATGATGCCGGCACGGCCTACGAAACCTTCGTTGCACCGTATGTGCCGTACTATAACGGCAATAAGGATACGCAGGTATTGAGCTTCTACATGTACTGCCGTTGCGTCCTGGCTCCGCAGTTTGTCGACGACTGGGCTGTCATCAAAGCGAAATAGGAGGGATGACCATGAAGTTAGTCGTTACATACGGCTGCGTTTCCATGGGCAAGCACTTATATCGGACTGGCGACTCGTTCGAGTTGCCAGACGATGAAGCGGAAAAACTCATGGAACGGGCCGATGAACAAGTTGTCGCCTTGGTTGGGGACAAAGTGGCTCCGGCTAATGAGCCAGAGACGGAAGAACCGCCGGCAGACGAACCGGAGATGGAACTGCCCCAGGCTGATACCGCCGCAGCCGTCCAAAAATGAGCACGTTCAAAGAAATGGTAGCTTCGGACATTCTGGCTTTTCTCAATGCCGATGAATTCGCCGAGACGCATGAGCTGAATGGCAAGAAGTATACATGCATCGTGCAGAGTCCCAAAGAAGACGCTATGTTCCAGACACAGGAAATCTATTCCGGCTTCGAGGGAACCCATGGCCAGGTCATCATCATTCATATCGCTAAAGACGATTACGGAGAAGTCCCAGCGGAAGGAGAAAGCTTTACTGTCGATGGCGATTACTGCCTGGTAGATAACGTCATCGACGACATGGGTATCCTGACGATGACCCTGCACAAGAATCACTAGGAGGGCCTATGAGCGTAGAAATCGACATACAGGGAGATAAAAAAATAATGGATGCCTTGTCCACTCTGAGCGACAAAGAAATCGCCAGGACAGCCGTAGCGGCCGGGAAGCGGGCGGCCACAGCGGCACGACAGGCCGGGACGAAGGAAATCCGAAGCATTTATACTATGAAGGCCGGGGATTTGAAAGCCAAGGCGCAGATCCGGGCCGATGAAGACGGCGCTACCATCCTTGTCAAAGGGGCGCCCGAGGCAATCCATAAATACCAGGCCAAGAAGCGGCGGGACGGCGTCTTCGTATCTGTAAAACGAGGGAAAATGACGCATGTCCCCCGCGGCTTTAGCCTGGGCGGGGCATTCGTCGCCCGCAAGGGCAAGGAACGATACCCGCTGAAAGGAATCTATGGGCCGGCGGTGCCGCAGTTATTCGGCAATCCCGATGTCCTGAGCGTCATGATGGACCGCGGCAGTGACGTCTTTGAAGAACGATTGGAACATGAAATCGAATACAGATTAGGGAAGTGATGCGATGACCCCATTGGAATGTGCGGAAGGTATCGCGGAATTCTTGAAAGAAAAATTCACGGCTTACCAGGAATATTGTGAAGGCCGGCCAGAAAATATCTTTTCGAGTGTCGATACGGACGTAAATGTATATGCCGGATTCCTGCCCAGGGCGAATAACCGGGCAGACCAAAAGAAACTTTGTCCGGCCGTCGTGGTACGGCCAGAAGCTACGACAGACGACCGGGATAAGTCTGTTACGTCTATCGTCATCTACGCGACCATTTACGACGAAGATATGACCTATGGAGCGAATATGTTGTTCCATTTCCTCGAATTCATCCGCTATCACCTGCTGGCCAACAATCCCATTGCCAAGAAATGGTTCATTGATATGGATGACGGGAATATCAAGACGACGATTCCCGATGACCAGCCGTTCCCGCAATGGGTAGGTGTCATTGAGTTCGACGTATTCATTCCGCAGCCACGTCAAACTCATTGGGAGGTTTTAGGAGGCAAATACGATGAGTGAAAACAGCGGGCCGGTCATCTACGTCGGCCCATCCTATAAAGACACGGAAATCCACACGAATCAGATTTTCGCAGACGGGATTCCTGCAAAATATAGGGACGACCCGGTATATAAGCATCTGTTCGTCACGGCGGGCGAATTGGATGCGGCACAAAAAGAAGTTAAATCTACAGGCTCGTTGAGAAATATCATGTATAAACGGGCCATGGCATTACACGGAGGTAAATAAAATGGCATTTTTCCATGGCGTAAAAGCAAGCGAAGTCCCGACCTCGATTGTGGCGACTGTTGCCACTGATTCCGGCTTGCCGGTTGTCTTCGGGACGGCGCCTGTCCATCTGACAGACGACCCGACGGCTTATGTCAATAAACCCGTCATCTGTTACAGCTGGAAGGAAGCGACGCAGAACTTGGGGTATCATCCCGACTGGGATAAGTACACGCTCTGCGAAGCGATGTATACCGAATTCAAACTGTACAATGTAAAACCCATTGTGTTTGTCAATGTATTGGACCCGACCAAACATAAAGTATCCGTTTCGGACACGGCCAAAACTGTTACGAAGAAACAGGTCATCCTTACAGACCCGGTCTTATTGCATACGCTGACCGTCAAGGGCAGTGCAGACGGGTCCGCAGCCACCTTGGATAAGGACTATACGGCGGCATATGACGATGATGGTCAGCTCATCATTACACTCTTGGATGATGGTGCCCTGGCCTCTGTATCGAGCATCCATGTTGCTTATGACAAGTTAGATCCGACGGCTGTCAAAGATGACGACATCATCGGTGGCATGTCCATGGATGGCAAAAACAAAGGGATGGAACTCATCGACGATATTTATTTCCAGATCGGCAAGGTTCCGGGCCTGCTGGCAGCGCCGGGATGGTCTGAAAAGCCGGCCATTGCCGCTGTTATGAAAGCCAAAGCGGCTAAAATCGACGGCTTGTTCCCTTGCATGGCACTGGTAGACATCAATACGGAACAGGTCAAAAAATATGCCGATGTCAATATGTGGAAAAACGGCAACAACTACACGGGGAATAACCAGATTGTCTGCTGGCCGTGCGCTAAAAATGGCGATATGGTATTCCACTTATCGACCCATATCATGGGTATCATCGGCGTTACCGACGGCAATAACGATGACGTCCCGTATCAGTCGCCGTCAAACCAGACATTACAGGCGACAGGGCTGTGCCTGAAAGATGGCAGTGAAGTAAATCTCAATCTGACGCAGGTCAATCTGCTTAATGAACAGGGCATCGTTACGGGCTTGAATTTCTCCGGCGGCTGGAAGTCCTGGGGGAATTTTACCGGCGCTTATCCGGGCACGACAGATGTCAAAGATATGTTCATCTGTGTCCGGCGCATGTTCAACTGGCAGTATGTTACCTTCATTTTAACGAACTGGCAGAAGACAGACCAGCCAATCACTCCGAGACTGGTAAAAACGCTGGTAGACAGCGAACAGGTGCGGTTGAATGGGCTGACGTCACGAGGATATCTCTTAGGGGCCAGTGTCCAGTTCCTGGCTGATGAAAACCCGACGACCGATTTACTGGCCGGCATTTTCCGGATCCACACGAAGCTGACGCCGCCAGTTCCGGCACAGGACATTGAAGATACCTTTGAGTATGACGTATCGAATTTTGAAGTATTATTCTCGTAAGGAGGGAAAACCATGGCAGTAAATAAAATCCCGGAAGTCATCAATGATATGCGGGCTTATATCGACGGCGCCGACGATTTAATCGGCGTCAACGAAGTCGAATTGCCGGATTTGAAATCGCTGACAGAAGATATTGAAGGCATCGGCGTCGCTGGTAAAATCGAAGCGCCCATCGCCGGCCATTTTGATTCCTTGGAATTAAAGATGACCTGGCAGGTGCCGACGAAAACGAGTTCCCGCCTGGTCGGCGGCAGCACATTGGCTCTGGAACTCTACTCGGACATCCAGAACTGGGACAGCGGTGCCAATGATTATGAACACGAGCAGTATCGAGTCGCCGTCCGCGGCCGCGTCAAGAGCCACAACCCTGGCAAATTCAAAGCCGGGTCGAAGACGGACAGTGAAACCGTCATCGAATGTACGTACTTCAAAATTGAAATGGGCGGCGCTACGCTCTGTGAAATCGACAAATACGGCTACAAAGCTATCGTGAACGGTGTTGACCTGTTACAGCAGGTTCGCGCCAATATTGGTATGAACTAGGAGGATCCCCATGAAAGAAAAAGAAAACGAACTCGTCAACGCTGAAATCGTAGATCAGGAAAATATCCTGCATCTGACAACTCCGTTGCCGAACGGGCAAACGGAAATTTATTTTGACTTTGCAAAACTGAACGGCTATGCTCTGCTGGCTTGCATGAGCCAGGCTAAAAAGAAAGACAAACTTATGACAGTACCGGCATTATCCATGGAATACCAGGCCATGGTTGCCGCTGCGGCCGCTAAAATGAAGTATGACGACATCCTCAACTTGAGTGGTCCTGACTTCATGGCAGCCTGCTTGAAGGCGCAGAATTTTTTACTGCCCAAGGAGCCGTAGAAAACATAAGATTGTCGGCTATGAGGCTTGCCAAGTACACAAAAACGCCGATTGGATGGTTCCTGGAACAACCAATCGGCGATTTTCATGCCTGGATTCAAGTCATGAATGAAGAAGTAGACCGGGAAAAAGAAGAAATAGAGAAGGCCAAGAAGGGAGGGCAATAAGATGAGTCGTGTCATGGAATTAGCTATTGCCATCAAGGGCCGTCTGGATGGGTCTGTAGCTTCGTCGATGCAGCGGGCTATCGCCGAGTCCAAAGAGTTGAAGACGCAGATCAAGGCGGCCAATGACGCTATGCGGAGCGCACAGCGGGCGGCGTCAGCTGAACAAAGGGCCACAGGCCAGGTCAGCGTAGCATCGTATCGCCAGATTGCCGCTCTCCAGGCTCGTATCAACGATTTGACCCAGCGACGGTCTGACATCTTAGATGCCCAGGCCAGAAAGCAAAAAGCACAGGCGGCCTTTGACAGTGCGAAAAGTAATTTGGCTGGGACTGCTATGAAAACAGCTGTCCTGGCAGCACCGTTAGTGGGGGCAACGAAAGCGGCCATGGAATTTGAAAGTGAAATGGCTGAAATCAGAAAAGTTGTCGATTTTGATACACCAGAGCAGTTTAAACAGATGGGACAGGATATCTTAGACTTGTCTACAAAAATGCCGATGGCTGCTTCGGGAATTGCCAAAATCGTGGCCGCTGGCGGGCAGGCTGGTATCGCCAAAGAGGATTTGCTGGAATTTGCTCAAGATGCCGTAAAGATGGGCGTAGCCTTTGACCTTACGGCTGACCAAGCCGGGGACATGATGGCTAAATGGCGAAGCGCATTTGATTTAAACCAAGACGGGGTCGTCGAATTAGCAGATAAGATCAATTACTTAGGAAATACAACGGCCGCATCGGCACCATTGATTTCTGACGTCGTGACCCGAATCGGTCCACTCGGGGAAATCGGCGGGGTTGCATCTGGTGAAATTGCCGCACTTGGGGCTACTATGATACAAACAGGAACAAAATCTGATGTAGCTGCAACTGGTATTAAAAATTTGATTTTAGGTATGTCAATCGGGGAAAAAGCTACAAAAAGCCAGGCCGCCGCTTTCCAAGAGTTGGGATTTGATGCGGCAGATATGGCCAAGCGGATGCAAACCGACGCTAAAGGCGCCATCTTGGATGTTTTTCATGCCATACAAGACTTACCAAAAGATCAGCAAGCCGGTGTTTTGAAAGATTTATTTGGGGAAGAGTCTATTGGTGCTATTTCGCCGTTATTATCAAAACTATATCTATTGGAAGATAATTTCAATAAGGTTAGTGATGCTACGAAATATGGAGGATCAGTGGATGCTGAATATGCAGCCCGATGTGAAACAACGGCCAATCAAATGTATCTGTTCAAAAATAGTATGACAGCCGTAGCCATTGAAATAGGCTCTGCATTATTGCCAGCCATTAACAGCATCTTACGGAGTATCGTTCCTGTTGTCGTTGCTTTTGCCAATTGGGCCAAAGAACATCAAGTATTGATACAAACTATGGTTGCCCTGGCCGCCAGCTTTGCCGGCGTCTTATTGGCTGCCAGGTCTATTTTAGCCATCAGAGCCGGTTTTAGGATGCTTAAAGAAACGGCTGATATGTTCTTTACAGTAAACAAGAATGGGGAAACCGTATTGCGCGGGTCCGCGACGGCATCCAAACTTTTCCATGCCGGATTGAGTGGATTAGGGGCAGCCTTTCGTCTTGCGGCAACAGGAGCCAGAGCGTTAGCAATGGCACTCATGGCTAATCCCATTATCGCCATTGTGGCCGCCATCATCGCTGTGGTGGCTGCCATTATTTATTTCTGGAATACAAACGAACAGTTCCGGGCCGCCGTCATTGCGATTTGGAACAATATCGTATCTTTCGGCATGAGTCTGTTTTCAGCCCTGGCCGCTTTCTTCACCGGCGTATGGAATGGCCTGGTCGCGATTGCCACAGCCGTCTGGAGCGGTATCATGACCGTGGCGACGATGGCCGTATCGGTCATCATGGACATCATATCCGCCTTTGGGGCCTTCTTCACCGGGGTCTGGGATGGATGTCTGGCCATCGCATCGGCCGTGTGGGATGCTATTTCCAGTTTTGTATCGGCCGCAGCCAGTGTCATAGACGGTATTATTTCTGCCCTGGTAGATTATATATCCTCTGCCTGGGACAGTGCGGTAGCGGCAGTACAAAGTTTTGCCAGTAGTGTCATGGATGCCATTGGCCAGGCCGTAGACTGGGCTATGGACAAGTGGAATAGCCTGGTCAATGCCTTATCCCATCCAATTGATACGGCTATCAATATTGCACAAAACATAACACGTACAATCAGTGAAGCAACAAGTAGTGGTGATGACGTCAGCGAAAATGCCAGAGGTGGTATTTATCAGCGAGGGGCATTCTTGACAACCTTCGCCGAAGATTCTGCAGAAGCAGCTATCCCTTTAGACGGGTCGGCACGAGCTATCTCATTGTGGCAGCAGGCCGGAGCCGCATTAGGTGTCATGCCGAAAACGCCACAGCGGATGAGTGCAGGAACAGCCAAAGCCCCGACGTACAGCAACAGCAGCATCACACTGGACTTCCGGCCGACTATCAACGTCCAGGGCGGCGGCGACGTCGCTGATACCGTCCGTCAAGCCTTGGAGGAACAAGCGCGTCAATTCCAGCGGGAACTGCCTAAAATGCTGGATAGAGTATCCGCAGGACGGAGGCGGTTGAGCTATGAATAAGTACACGACAGTCCAGGGGGACATGTGGGATGCCATTGCATATAAAATTTTCGGCAATGAGCTCTATATGAATGAACTGCTGGAAGCGAATGAAGCATACCGGAACACAGCTATTTTTCCAGCAGGGATCATATTGGACGTCCCGGACATCAATGTAATCCAGTCATCCAAGATTTTGCCCCCATGGAAGCGGTGATGCCATGTCCCTAGAAACGATTAAAGCAAAATTAAACGAATGGAAAAAAGAACTGACGCCGGGGACATTCCTCGGACGCCGGGCCTATGCTCAAATACTGTACACGCCGGCAGGAGAAACAGAGAGCAAAGACATATCCGAAGATATGATGAAGTATCTGCTATCCATTGAAGTGACAGACAACCTGTCCGGGCAGGTCGATGATATGACAGTCACGCTGGAAGACCGGGCGCAGCTGTGGCAGGACACATGGTATCCGGAACCGGGGTCCAAATTGGACATTACCCTTTATACGCTGAACAAAAACGGCGTCAACGAGGGTATCAAAGAATTGCCAGTCGGAGAATTTGAAGTCGATGAAATAGAAATCAACGGGATGCCGACGACGGTACAAATCAAAGCCGTCAACGCTATTGCCGATACGTCATTGCGAGGCATTAAGCAGAATCAATCATGGGATAATATCAGTCTCTATAAAATCGCCAATGACATTGCCTGGAGAAATGGCATGTCGCTGGACTATGAGCCGGGGGCCCAGAACAACCCATCGTATGAGCATGTCGAGCAGTCAGACGCATCGGACCTTGAATTTTTGAAAAAGCTATGTGATGATGCCGGCCTGGATCTGAAAATATCGACCAAGACCATTATCATCCTCGATGAATACCAGCTGGAAAACCAAGAGCCGCTGATTGTATTCTGGCGGCCAGGGACAGCCTCGTTTTCTGAGCAGACGAGTGATGATGAAGTATCGCCTGAAAATCCGCTGAACTTCACAGATTTCCTGTCCTACTCAATGAAAGCCAAGACCCGTGACATTTATCGGGCCTGCCACGTTAAATACAAGCAGGGCAAGAACAAAGAAGTCATCGAGGGCTACTTTGAAGCCCCGAATAAGCAAACGGGGCTGACGCTGGAAGTGAATGAACAATGCGACACAGTGGACGCCGCAAATAAGCTGGCCAGGAAAAAATTGCGAGAACAGAACCGGGATGAAATCACGGCATCCTTTAGCCTGTACGGCGACTTCCACTTCATGGCCGGCATTGTTATCGGTTTCATGAACTTCGGTGCCTTTGATGGAAAATATATCGTCACAAAAGCAACACACAGCCTGGGCAATGGTTATGTACTCAGTCTGGAACTGAGGAGGTGCCTCGATGGATACTAACATCAAAAAGCTATTGGAAAACCTGATATTTTATGGCACTGTATGCGCACTGACTCCGAAAGACGGAACCGTGCGCGTGTGTCGTGAAGATAAAGGGAACAAAGTAACGAACGATATGTTCGTCCTTCAACGCGGCTCATCGGAATCGAAAGATTTCTGGATGCCGGCTGTCGGGGACCAAGTGCTCTGCATACAGATGCCGAACTTTTCGGGTGCCGGCGTAGGCGACGGATTCGTTTTGGGGACCTTCTTCAGCAGCACCGACGCACCGCCTGGCGGAGCTGATGCCAATACACGGGTCATCGACACACCGGGAAACCTGAAAATCAATGTCGGCGGGGCTTTGCAGATTAATGCTTCCGGTGGGGATGTGATAGTTAACGGCATATCACTCGTGTCGCATGTACACGGCGGTGTCACGCCAGGCGGCAGTAAAACGAGCACGCCAGAATAGGAGGCGCTATGTATATCGGATATATGGGCAGTCTGCCATTCATTGTATCGTCGCATTATCTACGGACGCCGGCCAACTACCAGACCGAGGCGGGAAGCCGCTGGCAGGACCATGACATTATCTATCATAAGCCGGTCAGTGAGTTCATCGGGCCGAAATTACGAACAATCACCTTTGACCTTATCCTCACAGCATCGCATAACATTGCGATAAAAAAGGACTTGGCCACGATGAAGGAGATGTGCGAAAACGGCACTGTATTCCCGTTAATCATCGGGATGCGGCCAGTCAGCCAAAACTATTGGCGCCTGGACTCTATGTCCGTTTCGGACACGTTTTTCAGTTCCGTCGGGGCATTGATTTGGGCTAAAGTAAACGTCAAGCTTGTCGAGTACGATGATAGCAACTACCAGGAAGAAAAATCGAAACTGAACCTTTATGGCAGCATTGCCAACGGGATATTGACCGTATTTAGATAGGAGGTATCCATGGAATATGTTGTAATGCCAGACGCTAAAACGATTGATTTTGCGCCAGCAACGAAAATCGAAGAAATATTGCAGAACGTCCGGACCATCTTGGGGACTGTAAAATTCTCAGTGCCGCTTGATAGGGAGTTTGGAATTTCCGGGGATGCCGTAGATAAGCCCATGCTACAAGCAGAAGCGATTTTGTCGAGTGAAATCTTTGCTCAAATCAAGCGCTACGAGCCGAGGGTAAGCATTACAGAAATAACATTCACTGGCGATATCAACGGACGACTCACGCCGAAAGTGACGGTGAAAATTAATGAAACTAGCTGATTTACCGGACATCGAATTCGTAGACGGCGATGCGGAGAAAATCAAAGCCGCCGTCTTTAACGACTATACCAGCATAACCGGCCGGACCTTAGCTCAGGGTGACCCGGTACGACTGTTCTTGCTGGTCGTATCCGAAGCGATTGTCCGTCTTGTAAATAATCAAAATTACATCGGCAAACAGAATCTGCTGAAATATGCGTCCGGAGGAAATCTGGACAACCTCGGCGCTTTTTCCGACACGACACGAATACCGGCATCGGCCGCAACGACAACGCTGCTGATTACGTTGGCAGCTAAACGCGAACAGGAAACCATCGTAAAAGCCGGAACGCGTGTAACGACAGACAACGGTATTTATTTCGCAACCAACGAAGATGCGGCCGTCCTGGCCGGGAACCTGACAACGACGGTAAAAGCAACATGTCAAACGGTCGGCACCGTCGGAAATGGGTTTCTCCCTAGCGAAATCAAATCCGTCGTTGACCCGGTGGCCTATGTGGCTTCCATCGTCAATACGACGACCAGCGCAGGCGGCGCCGATGAAGAGTCAGATGACGACTATCGAGAACGCATCCACGAAGCGCCGGAACGCTTTTCCACGGCCGGGCCGACAGGGGCTTACGAGTATTGGACGAAATCAGCCAATAGCGGCATCATCGATGTCGCCGTAACCAGTCCCAGCGCCGGGGCCGTTGAAATACGGCCGCTCATGACAGAAGGGACATTGCCGGAGCAGGAATTACTGGACGCGGTAAAAACGGTAGTGTCTGCGGATAAAGTACGTCCACTGACCGATAACGTATCGGTCGTCGCACCGGATGCGGTATCCTATGACATTACCCTGACCTACTATACCGACGTCGGCACTGCGGAATCTACTATCAAAGACGCCGTAATGAAAGCCGTGGATAACTATCGGCTGTGGCAGAAATCTAAAATTGGCCGGGACATCAACCCGTCGCGGCTGATTGCCGATGTTATGTCTGTCGCCGGCGTAAAACGCGTCATCGTCACGGCGCCGATCTATACCGTGCTGACAGGCGTACAAGTAGCCCAGGATAAAACGGTATCCGTCGTCTTAGGAGGGAGTGAAGACGAATGATAGATGCGGAGTACAGAATCGCAGAACATTTGCCGGAATCCATCAACAAAGACCCCGTACCGGATTTGGCCCGTGTCGTCGATATGGCACTGTCCGATATCAACCCGGATTTGTTACTGATTTACCCAGCCGTTGATGGCCTGCCGGAAGCGCTCATTGACTATCTAGCAGAGCAGATGCACGTCGACGAATACGATGACAATTCGGACTTGTCTGTAAAAAGGCAGCAAGTCAAAGAATCGTTTTTACTGCATAAATTCAAAGGCACAAAATATGCTGTACAGCGGGCCGTAGCTACGGTGTATCAATCAGCTGTGGTGCAGGAATGGCCTGAATACGACGGGCATCCCTATCACTTCCGAGTAACGCTGATAACGGCCCCATTAGATGGAGCAACACTGATCAATAAAATGGTAAGGTTGATCAATGCTTATAAAAACACGAGATCATGGCTGGATTATGTGCAATTCATCAGGCGATGCACCGGAGAAGCTAAGTTCGGCGCGAATATGAGCATTGTTCGCCAGACATGCATTACGTTTGATTTAAAACAAATGCTGATAGCACAGAAAGATATTTATTTCGCCGGCGCTGTCGGCACATTTAGGAGGGATGTCATTCATGGCAAATTGGAATAAAATCACCATGACCGATGTCGGGGCGACATTGCAAGCTAAAATCAATGCGGGCCTGACAACACTCAAGTTTACGCGTGTTGCTATCGGGTCCGGTACAAGGACCGGGTCGTTGAACAGTGCAACAGCACTAATCAATGAACAGATGACACTGGGCATCAATAAAATTACGCAAAACGGTAATACTGTTAGCATTGAACTGACAATCAGTAATGCTGGTGTAAAAACCGGGTTTAGAATTACCGAAATGGGACTTTTTGCAACAGATCCGGACGTAGGGGAGGTCATGTATGTAGCGCTTGTCGATGATAATCCGGATTATATGCCCGCAGAAGGAAGCAGTACGGTCGTACAGCAGGAATTTCAGTTACAGTTTACCATGAGCAACACGGGGAACGTGTCTGCGACGATTAATCCTAACGGTTTTTTGACTGTAGCGCACAACACCGATGAAATGGCTCATGAAAATATTTTGATGGTTACATCAACGTCAGATAAACCGGCTGCCATGTCAGACCGTGGTATGTGGGTCGAAATCGTCGAGTAGGTGATGCAATATGTTGAAAATACGAGGCATGGACATCTACTACATCCGCGGGGATGACGACAGTTTTACTATCCAACCAGTGCAAGCAGACGGAACCCCCATCACTGGGTATACAGGCGTCTTCTCAATCAAACGTACATATGACGATACCGACTACGTCCTGCAATGTCCGCTGGACGGGTCCGTCATAGATCTGACGCACGAAAAAAGCCAGGGCCTTGTCTACGGCGATTATGTATGGGATGTACAGCTAACGTTGGCTGATGGGGCACATCAGACAATAGGCCCGGGCAAGTTCCATATGCTACCGGATGTCACGACGACGTAGGAGGTGGCATTATGGATAAACTACAGGCTGTGCTTACAGCACGGTCGCCTGCGTTGTCCGCTTGTCTGAGCGCAGGGAATACCCTGACGGTAGGCGTAGGCATGGCCGGGCTGAAATATGCAGTCAGTAAGATTAAGACACTGATTGCGGCAAAGCAGGATAAATTGACGTTCGACAGCAAGCCCACGTCTGGCAGTACAAACCCCGTGACCAGCGGCGGCGTATACGATGCGATTAATAACGGCATCACGATAAGCGTCGAAGCATCAGCGGGCTCAAGTACGTGGATAGAAGTACCGACTGAAGATTTATATATAGGCGGAACGGAGCCAACCGACCAACACACAATATGGCTTGAAGTCAGCGAATAGGAGGATAACAACATGAGCATTTTAAAAGGAATCTTGCATCACTGGAATAAAACGACAAAATCGTATGATACCATTCATCCGGAAACGGAAGTCGCTCAGATTACGAACTGGAACCAGGGCATCGTCAACACACTGGCAAGCACGGCACTAGGTACTCTCGTCAACACACTGACATCGGATAGCCTGCTTGCTACGATGATTCAAAAAGTGCTGACCGCCACGGGAGTGAAGTACAATATGGCCCAGAATGGGTATATCTGCTTAGGGTCGCTATTTGGCGGATTAATTATACAGTGGG